GCTTTCTTGCGCGCTATGTACGCCTCAGAAAGCATCAGCTCTACTGTTTTATTGATTGAATAACCAGTCCTGGCCGACTCTGCAACTACCATTGCATGACCGTCTGAGCTGATCCGGTAACCGCGATTCTGTGCGTCTAATTTCATATTATTTGTTCCGCCGTCATGAGTCATTTCATATCCTTTATGCCAAGTTCTTTTGCCAGTGTGATGTCGTTATCAAGCAAGTACCGTGCAAACTTAGGGTTGCGCAGCGGCTTGGTGTGCGTGTGCGGAAACTTGCGGCTAGGCTCTTTGTAGATGCCAGCTTTGATATAATCGTCCGCTATGTTGCCTGGTGTGGGGTGATACAGTCCGGCACCATCTTTATACACCAGGGTCAGGATGCTTGACCATGTAAGCTGGTTCATAACCAGCCCGCGAGGTATGCGTAAAACGGGCCAATAACGAATATGACGAATATCGCCGCGCCTGCTAGGCTTTTTAGAACTTCTTCGGATATGTTGATTGGCCGGTTGCGTTTTGTTGCGTGCTTCATGCTGTTTACCTTTGTTGTTGTGTGCTTCAATAAGGTAATACTACTAGCAGTGTGATCAGAGTGCAAGCGCTTTTAACGGTTATTGTAATATTGTTTTGCGAGTCGTTCGACATCAGGCAGCAGGATTGGCGGGACATTGGAAAGCATAGAAGCCCTGGCAGCCCTGTCGCGGCCTCTAGCAACCTGGGCGGCTAATTGGGTGCAGGCGATTTGGACATGCTTTAGAATCAGTTCACGCCAGTCTGATGGCACTTCATCCAGGGTTGCCCGGCCATATATAACATCATCGGCATAGTGCCTAGGCCTTTTGCCAGTCGGTGACTGCATCTATCGCCCCCTGCCAGCCCAGTGCAATACAGACAAACGCGCCCGCAGACTGGCAGTTATTGAGAAATGCAATTTGTTCCACCGAGATTACTGATTTAGTGTGGTCCATTCTTTTCAGCTCGCAAACAAATGCAGGTGAACCGATGATAATGATGTCAGCAGCACCGGTGGTCATTCCTTCAGCCTTGTGGCGCATAACCTGGCCGGGCGTTCGCTTTCCTTCGTTGCGCGGGTGGATGGCAATTGCCCGAAGCTCTGATGGAAGTTGATTAAAAAAAGTTATCTGTTCAGCAGACTCTGGTGCGCATTTTCCACGGTATTTTTTATCACCGTAGACTTTAATTGAGTTCGGGAATTTCATCTAGTGCCTCGTTGTGAGAATGGATTTTATAGAACCCGGTGGTGCGGCTTTTCTTCACTGATAATGTTTTTGGCATTTTACCAAAGTTGGGCAAAGCAGACAAAAACAATTCAATCGATGGCGCTATTTTGCCGAACACTGCCATTGAAAATGATTCCCACTCGTTGGCACTTCTGGGCATGTACCAAACTGAAAATGTTCTGCATTCGGTAACGTAGTCAACTCGCAACGTCTGGTTCCCGCTGTTACTCATCCATTCCTGACAGTGCCAGCTCAAAACTTTATCAGTGCTTAGCGCATACGGGTCTTTTTTAAGGCGCTTGAAATCAATCACAAGCTTTTCATTCGGGTCCACAATCTCGGCTTTGCATTTCTCGCAGTAGCGTGCCGCTATATCATTGGCATGGCCGCAATCAACGCACTCTTTTGATGACCATCTATACTCGCACCGGTTAAACTGGCCTGCTGATAAGAATTGCCCATTGCAGCGCCGACCAAAGTGGGCAGGTATTTCTAATTTTATGCCTGCCAGGTCTGCGAAATAACCGTCATCGGTAATTTGAAAGCCGTCTGGGTTTGGACGGCCTGAAAACAAATTAATTTCATTACAGTCCGGGCATTGTATTTCCAATCCGCCACCAGGCTTTGCACTGCTATACGCTCGAACATTTGGGTTAAATACATCGCCATCCGGGCAGTGTCGTTCAATGTTTTCCGCATAGTCCAAAACCAAACAATCTTTTTTATTGTCATCAATTCGAAGCCCGCGACCGATAATCTGTTGCATTAATCCCACCGATTCAGTGGCGCGCAGTATGGCAATAACATCGACGTGGCTGGCATCGAAGCCGGTAGTCAATACGGAAACATTAACCAAGTATTTTATTTTGCGTGCTTTAAATAGTTTTAATATATTTTCGCGCTCATTCTTTGGCGTTTCGCCGGTAACCAATGCGCTATTATTGTCAGGCAGGCTTTCCATAACTTCCTTTGCATGTTGCACCGTTGCAGCGAATATCATCACGCCTTTACGATTGGCCGACATCGCCACTACTTCTGCGATTATCATTGCAGTTTTCCGGCCTTTGCCCTCAAATGCTTTTTCAACCTGGTCGGCTTTAAACTGGCCGAGCTTATTTAGTTCAAGCCCTGCCGTGTCATAACCGTCATGGTGCTCGGTAGTCGGTGGCGTTAAATAACCTTGGTAAATTAATTCTTGCGCACCAATCTTAAAAACCAGCTTTTTAAAGTATGGCTCTTTGGTTTCGCTATCTGGAACTGATCGGCCGTTCTGATCAATCGCATATATATATCCGCTGCCTAGCCGGTATGGTGTGGCAGACAATCCTAACACACGAAGATTTTTATTCTTGCATTGCAGATCATGGATAATCGTCTTAATGGTTGGGGTCATGCCATGCGCTTCATCGACGATGACGGCTGCGAAATTAACGAAACGGTTTAGGCTATTTTTGACTGTGATTGGTGTGCCAAATACAACGAAATGTTGCAGGCTTTTTTGCCCGCTGGCTGCGCTGAATAAGCTGGCCTTGCCACCGGCTGCAATATATTTCCCGTGGTTCTGCTCAACCAGCTCTTTTGATGGGGCTAAACACAGCACCCGTTTCCCGCTCGTTTCGTGAATCCACTGCGCTACCGATGCAATAATATGCGACTTTCCCGCACCTGTTGCGGCATCGATTACGCACGGGTCATAGCATTTAGTCATAAAACCCTTGGCGGCATCCACCGCCTGTTGCTGATATGGTCTTAACATTTGTTGCCCCAGTTTTCGCCTGCTCGAATCCGGCAGGCGTGCGGTTTACTGATCTTGAAATAATAGCTCAGCTCTGCTAGTGTGCATTTGTGCTGCAACCGGCGAAAGCTTCTGAGCTTTGCCGGGGTCATTATTCGCGGGTTATTTCTTTTCACTTAACAGTCCAAAACTTAGAAGGTTTGGCGCGGTATTGTTCAAGGTCTACACCTGCAAGCTCTGGAATGTTTTTATAAACTACCGAGCCTTTGCGTTCTTGCATCGCCACCGACAGCTTGCCAATCATTCCAGTTTTGCAAAGCTTAGCTCGGTCAATAATCTTTTGTTTTGATTGTTCAAATTCATCCTTTGCGATTTCAAGCTTTTCTTTTGCGCTGTTGTATTCATCGACAAACAACGAGTCATCTCTGCTCATGTTTTCAATGTACTGGTCGTGAAATAATTTTAACTCTGGAATAGATGATTCAATAAATTCAGGATCAAATAAGACTATCTCTGTCTCAAATTTAAACCGGTTCCACTGAATAAAATAAGCTGTCGTGCGTTCACTGCAATACATTTCATATTGAACCTGGGCATAATAGTGTGGCTGGTCTGCCAGTTTTTTAAACTTCGGTTCTGGATCATCGCGCAAACCAAACGGGCATTTAATTTCGGCAATAGCATCTGCCCCAATTAATCCATCAGGTGATGCGCCGAGCCAATCAAATTCCGGGTGCAATATAAACCCGCACTCTTTAATAATGATATTGGTTTCAAGCTCAAAATCCGCTATGGCATTCGCCTCGTTGCGGCTTCCATACTCTGTCGCAACGTTACCAGTGAACGTTGAATAACCTAGCATTGAGCGCATTGCATCGGTGTTGCTAGACCAAGGATTAACACCCAAGATAGCACCAATCTGCGAGCCAGTGACCCGGCCTTTGCGTGCGTCAAACCATTCTTGTGATAACTGTTTCATGTTGTTTGCTCCGTAAAGAATGGCCCCGGTTTCGGGGCCAGTTAGATTAGAATGGTATGTCTTCGGCAGCTACGGGTGCAGGTGCAGGTGATGCGCTGGCGGAATTGACCGGCGATACTGCCATGACCCAATTACCGGATTTATCATCAATTTCCCAAACGCCAAGCTTAATTGCCATCGGTTTGTTAGACAATGCGGAACCCAATTGGCTATCACCCGGCTCGGTGCCGTTGCGCATTAGATCACCGCCGGCATTAGCATCGATAGCGGCTAGCATTTTAATGTGTCGATCACGCTTTGTTTTGTCACCTTCCTTGACACGGATCTTTTGAAATATTTTGCGGTTCTTAAATTCGCCGTCGAGTACAACCCAGCGGGCTGATATAAATGAATCGCCTTGGTATTCGTCCCATTTAATTTCATCGATGGCTGCTACCAGTTGAGTGTTGGCTGCGATGGGCTTCATCTGTACGTTGCTGTCAAATGATGTTGCTGTAGTTGCTGTTTTGCCGTCTGAGAGATCAAAAAATGACATAATTATTTACCTTCTTTGTTATAAGCGGCGAGTGCCGGGATGTATTGTGCTAATGGGTTTTCGTTTTTCGGTACAAAGATGTTCTCTGTGATGCCGTAGCGGTTCTTGCTGACGTTGGACGCAGTGGCGTAAGTTACTAGCAACCTTGAGCCGTCTGACGTTGCCTTTTTCTTGTCGCCATCGCCGCTGGTGTAGGTTTGCAGCTTTAGAAAGCCGACCATGTCAACGTCATCGACGTATGGTGCCACTGAGCGTTTGCCGAGCCGCAGATTGTAGCGAGTGTACGGGTCCATGTCCGGTAGTTCGATTGTCTCGGTGTCGGCGTGGGCAATATAGACAATGGCAATGTTTTTATCGGCATTGATTTTAGCCATTAGTTTGCCAACCCGGTGGTGCAGCGTGGCTACTGCGCCAAGACCTGCTCCGTAACCGCCTAAAGCTTGGTTGATTGATTTGGGTTTCTTTGGATCGCTGTCAATAATGTTCTGCATAAAGATGCGTTCTAGCGCCGTTACGCTGTCGATGATGATTGTTTTGTAGTCGTGTTCCTCTTTATAGAGCGCGGTCATCTGTTCGATTAACTGTTCTAGCGATGTTACCACCGGCAGTGCGTCTGGCCGTATATTAGCCGGTACGCCTTGAAGGCCATCTTCGGCGCGTATTACTACCGGGTTCGGGAATGTTGCCGCCAGAGACGTTTTACCGAGCCCTGAGTCGCCGCATATAGTGACGATCGGCATCCGGTCGGCTGGTTTCGTTGCTTGCTGTAGTATTGACATGCCTTTCTCTTTTTTCTTGATTGGAATTGCACTTTATACCAATAAATTAAGTCTTGCAACAACTTTCTTTCTATATATAATGAATTCCACACACGCGAACTATATAAGACGGGATGATACGAAATGACACTTGATCAGCTTCAAAGCAGGCTAAAGCCATTAAATCTAAAATACGTTGCACGGGAAACCGGCATTAGTTATTCGACTATATATAACCTGGCACATGGCGGCAGGCGTGTCTCATATCCCATCGTTCAACAGTTAATAGAGTGGATAGAGGGGCAGTCGAATGAATCAGCATGATTATATTGGTGCGGATTTCCGCATATTCGGGCTTCATGGCGTTGATAGTGAGGGCCATTGCGAGTGTGGAAACCCGCATTGCAAGGCTATTCTAAAACATCCGCGCACCTCGGCGTGGCAGCATACTCCGAATTGGTCTGACGAGCAGCTCGACACAATGGAAACCATGGGCCAGTTTAATACCGGTTTCGGTGTCTTGGTTAATGAGCATATTGTCATCGACATTGACCCACGCAACGGCGGCAGTGAGGCATACGCAAAGCTCTGCACGGATCTGAATCTGGACTTTAAAGACCTGTCCGGGTTCGTCGTGGCAACCGGTGGTGGTGGTTGGCACATCTATTTTAATAAGCCCCAGGGTCTGGCACTGGCAACACATCATAGTGATTATGAAGGCATTGACTTCAAATCAAGCGGCTATGTTGTCGGCTGCGGATCCCTGCATAAAAGCGGGTCATTATATGAAGCGGAAAAGGGCCACCCTGATGACATTACCGAAGCGCCGGCGGAATTGCTGGCACTGCTTGAAAAACCAGAGCACACACGGGCAGAATTTAGAGGCCAGCAGGTCGATCTATCTGCCGATGATCTGGGTGCAATGCTAAAATGTATTGACCCAAACTGCGGCTATGATAAATGGATCAAAGTCGGTATGGCCTTGCACCATGCCACTGCAGGCACCGGGTGCGCGTTATGGGACACGTGGAGCGCAGGCGGCGAGGATTACGCTGGCACTGATAAAATTGGGCAGCACTGGCATTCGTTTGGAAAGTCGGCGGCACTGGTATCAGTTGGGACATTAGTTTACTACGCAGAAGAAGGCGGCTATCAGCCAGAGGTTACGTTTGAAACCGATCTGGTTTACGAAGAGCCATTAAGTGATGAGAATATTGATCTACTGCGGCCGCCAGGCTTTGTCGGCAAAATGGTGGAATGGATCAACGGGCAATGCAGGTTTCCGCGTGAACGGTTGGCAGTAGCGGCAGCGTTATCGGCGATGGGCAACATTTCCGGGCTGCGCTATGAAGATAAAGTTTACGGTGTCACGACGAATCAATTCATCTTTTGCGTAGCAGGATCGGCAACCGGCAAAGAGGCAATACAACAGGCCCAGGCTGAGATACATAAAGCGGCAGGCATTGCACCTGCAACCCACGGCGCGATCAAATCCGAGCAGGAGATAATCCGCAACCTAATCGACCACCAGGCAGCGTGCTATATAGTTGACGAGATGGGATTGGTATTGCAGAAGATCGACAACGCGAGAAAGCGTGGAGGTGCGGCATACTTGGAAGGCGTACTGGGCGCTATGATGTCGGCATACTCTAAAGCGAATTCATTTATGCCGCTGGGCGGTGATGTACGCAAAGAAATCAAAATGCAATTAGGCAAGGAGTTGAGCCAATTAAACAAACGGTTAGCAGATGGTGCCGATGTAGAGGGTGAAATCAAATCAGTGGAGCGGCAGCTATCGACGCTTGACAGCGGTTTAGAGCGCCCTTTTCTATCATTAATAGGGTACACAACCCCAGTCACGTTCAACAGCTTGGTGGACTATGAGCAGTCAGCGAACGGGTTTTTCGGGCGGTCCTTAATAGTTCAAGAGAAAGAAACGAACCCACGGGCAAAAAAACGATTTAAGTCTTTGCCGATGGATATGACGATGAGCATGACCCTGGCTAGCATCTATAACGGTGGATCGGTTGCGGCAACCGGGAAATACAGAGTCGAGCACTTGGCCGAGCGGGTTGAGATACCAACAGAAGAAGCGGCGCTGGTTTTGCTGGATGAAATTGAGGATGAATTCCATAGCATCGCTGAGAAATCCAAGGAAGCGACATTGGAGGCAATCCCTAGGCGCGCTTTTGAGCTGGTTTTGAAGGTTAGCTTGGTGTTAGCAATAGCCGAAGGCGTTCGCTCTGTAGAGCACGTTAGGTGGGCTTATGCGTTCGTTAAAGCGGACATAACTGCAAAGGTTAACCTGGCAGCGGGCAACATGGCCCACGATGACCGGCGGCATGATGAAGCGCTGCATCGAAAGGTGTTGAACATCCTGGATTATGACGGCAAAGGCGAATCGATTGGCGTTATTGCAAACCGGTGCCGACCGGCGAAGAAGGAGGATGTGCTGCAGTCGCTCGAAATATTGATTGAGAAAGGACATGTTAAAATGGAGCAGGTAACGACATCGAACAATAAAATCACTGAAAAGTATTTCTTGGCATGATACTTGTATGGTAATAAATGGCCGCTTTTGCGGCTTTTTTTATGTCTGTCAGGAGGAAGATAGTGAGCCACTATTTTGCTAACTATCCTCAAACCCACGGCTGGCGCGGGCTGTAGGGCAAATTAGCAAAATAGTAAAATAGTGGCTATATACATATATAAATAAGAATAGTAGTAATATAGTTAAGTTAGCCTAGACCCCTAAAAGGCTATTGAAATATATAGTATATACTATATTACTATCTAACTACTTTACTATGAAACCCGCATGGTAGAGCCTTTCCAGGTTAGTGAGCAAAAAACTACTCTACTATTTTCCTCAAGGCGCTTGCACCAATCCAATAGTGCTAGTAGTATTAAATCATTGAAGCAAACAACACAAACAATGGAGCAAACAACATGAGCAACTTAATCGCAAAGTACAGCGCAAGCGTTTTAACACCAGCCGGCTGGCGTCCCGTTACGATGACAGCAAACCTGGTTAAAATCAGCGAGAAACGTGCCACGGTTTCCGAGATCACCGAAATTGATGGCATCGAAGTTCGCAAGTACATGTCACGAGGCGGGGCAAAGCGGCAGCAGTTTGATGGTCAATACTTTGCAGAGCAGGAGATTGGCAAAGTGAAAAACATTAGTTCATTGAAAGCAGTATAGTTAAAAACCTGCTGCGATTGGCAGCGACACAACGAAGAGGATTGAATGATGAAAAAGCTTGAACGATTGAAACTAGCACGCTACAAGGCTGAAGAGGCACGGTACAAGGCTGCCGAGGCATGGGATAAGGCTGACGATGACTATCGCGCCGAAAAAAACAGACTAAAAAAAGAGGATTTAATGATGACTAAATTAGGAGGGCTTAAATTAGCGCGGACCAAGGCTAAAGAGGAATTGGATAAGGCTGACGAGGAATGTAATAAGATTCACGAGGCTTATTGGTTGAGCTTAACAGACTAAACAAAGAGGATTGAATGATGGAAATTGAATGCCCGAAGTGCTTTAAAGAAAGCGTAGGCTTGGATGATATTCTGCCCAAAAACGCTTGCGATGAGGTTGATTACCAGTGCGAAGATTGCGGGCATGTTTGCCGGGTCGGCTGGTTTGCTGAAGCAGAAATTAGGAGTGAAAATTTATGCCCAGCCCCTGCAACCAAACGTGCACCATCGTTTCCAACGCCTGTATAGGTTGCGGCCGTACCCTGGACGAGATCAAGCGGTGGTCAAAGGCGACGCCGGAAGAGCGGCAGCAGATAGTTAACGCAGCAAAATTGAGGACTGAATGATGACCAACTTAAAAACGCATTTGAAAATAACAGGCTCTGACCATAGAAATAACGGCCAGTCGGATTTTAGCTACAACCATCAGGCAGCTTGCGGCTATCAGCGAGAAAATGTTTCGAGCAAAATATTTTTAGTTAATTGCAAGTTTTGCCAGCGTTCTGACGAGTATCGACAAATTCGAAAAACTTATGCTGAGCGAGCTAGGGATGTCAGGGCAAATAAAAAGAGGATTGAATGATGATTAATTTCGAGAGAGAGCAGGAATTTATAGCAAAACGAACGGTGCTTTTAATTAACGAGATGAACGATCAGGCGACAAACGGTATGGTCTGCGCAGAAGATTCGGCGGATATGCTACGTCAATTGGCAGCAGCAGCGTTCGGAGCACTTGATAGAATTCAACTACAAATGATACTCAACGAATCAAAGAGGCGCTAGAGATGGAAAGAGCAATAGAGCTATTACGCAAAGCCGGGAAATCGGTTCATGCAATCTCACGGGAGTTGGGAATTAGCGCTGATGAGGTTCACGCGGTGCTGGACGGCATCAACATGCCAGCCAGGCGCACAGGTGAGCCAACCGAGGGTGAAAAAGAGGCTTGTAAGAAGCGCCGGGCAGTCGAAGCGCATCGTGAGCGGCAGGAAGGCGGGGATATTGATCCGATTGCAGAGTTGGGAAATAACTAATAACATGGACATGAACCACAAGGCACCCAGCGCGCATATCAGGATAACGGATGACCAGCGGCTTGGCATACAGCTTAAGAAGCTGCGCAAGAATCACAACATGACGCAGACTACCCTGGCGGGCATAATCGGCGTAACCTGCCAGCAAGTTCAGCGATGGGAAAAGGGCGCGCACCATGTCCAGTGGTTTTCAGTGATTAGGCTTTGCAATGCTTTAAACGTAACACCAAATTATTTCGCAGCAAACGACGCATTTTCGGTAGATACGAGAATGCAAAACAAATTGGATAAAATTAGACACATATTGGGGAATTAACATGACAACTAAAAATCAGCACACATACCCACCGATTTCAGAATGGCCTGGATTGGCTGTTTGCGTAACAACTGACGATTATGGTCGTCGTGATTATTGGTCAGACATACGATGTTACTGGTCTGCCGTATCTGCATCCTGGATGAACGGCGTGGCCGGCTTGGGCGGTGAGGTGGAAAAGTTAGATTTAAAAGGTATTAAAAACGACGGCATCAATTCAAAAGTAACTCGCCAGCAGCAGGCCGAGCGCGATGGCATTACCGGCTATCTAACAAATCTTGCCGCTGATATCGGCGATTATGCTTTGGCGGATGATGCCAATGTCATGATTAAAAGCAATCTGGTAGCAGTACCAGAGGCCAATCAAACCAAGCGAACGCACTACCACGTCGAGATAATTCCGGGCGTGTGGGTCGATGTTTATGACGTTATCGACGCATGGGGATTAGCTAACCCGGCGTATCAGCATTTGATTAAAAAAGCGCTTAAGCCCGGAAACAGGGGACACAAAGGCATGATGACTGACGCGCAGGACATCATTGATTCCGCAGTGCGCGGGAAGGAATTGATTGAGAAAGGCGGTGATTTATGAGCAGAGAAGCGTTTGAAGCGTTTTATATGACATTAGATGAATCAGAAAAATTGGATTTATACAGAACAACAAAACCTTTCCGGAGTGTCCCAATTGGTGATTATAAATTTATTGTTCCCAGATCAATGTATGTCGGATGGCAGGCAGCGGAGCAATCAAGTCAAGCTAAAATCGACCAGTTACGGGCTAAGCTTGAGAAAGCTAAGGAACTTCTAATTGATCCGGGCTGTAGTGGAATGTGTGGCCTACCTGGCCCGCAGTGCCCCTGGTGCACAGAGGTTGCAGATTTAACCAATACCGGCTAAACTAACCCTGTTGTTTGTTGCTTCATGGACTGGGCATTTCCCGGTCGTCGATGTAGGGGTTGGGAGTTTCCCGGCCGATGCACGCTCCAGCCCTGCCTAGTGCAGGGTTTTTTTTGCCTGGAATAATGGTAGAATCGAATAATTAATCAATAAGGCCATATTATGTGGGATTGGGATAACCAGCTATTCGATCAGATGGAGCTAACCAGCCGGCAAGGTGATGTTCTACGGCTAAAGCGCAAAGATTTGAGTGAGCGGGCCATAGCTAAAGAGCTCGGTTTAAGCAAAACAACGGTAAATAGCCATTTAACGACAATAAAAAAGAAAGCTGGTGACCGGTTCTATCACCCGGAGATTGGGCTAAACGTGCCAATGCCGCAGGGTATGACCGCAACCAAGGCCACTATTCAAGTCAAAGACGGCAAAGTATTTCAGTATTGGGCAAAAACAGAACTCGACAAACAGATTGACATTATTCAAGACGCCATCACTGCATTTGTTGAGCCGCTGCCAGAATTGCCAGTACAGTCCTATACTGTTGAAAATTACGACACAGATGTTATACCGTGGTTCCAGATCGGGGATGCCCATATTGGTATGATCGCGTATGCCTGGGAAGTCGGGCAAGATTTCAACCTGAAAATAGCAGAGCAAGAGCTATGCTTGGCGATTGACCGGCTAGTTGAGCGCACGCCAGCTTGTGAGCGGTGCGTTATCAATGACCTGGGCGACTTCAGTCATTACGAGAACATTAGTGGCACTACGGCGCATTCAGGGCATGCTCTGGACACTGACGGCAAGCTGGCTGTGATGGTTAAAGTGTATGCCAGGGTTTACCGGTATATTATCGAGCGATGCGCGCAGAAATTCAAATACGTCGATGTCATTATTAACCAAGGGAATCACAGTCGGGCACTGGATCTAACAGCTCAGGTATGGCTAACAATGCTGTATGAGAACAACCCGCGCGTAACTATATTGGAAAATGCTAACGTGTTCATACCTTACCGAATGGGCAACACTCTTGTAATGGTCCACCACTCCGACAAATGCAAGCCGGTTAAGCTGGCTGACGTTATGGCGACTGACTACGCACGAGACTTTGGCGAAACCATCTATCACTATATTGATATTGGCCATATCCACCACAGATCAGTTAGCAAAGAACTAGGAACTTGCATGGTCGAGTCATGGAACCAGATGGCTGGGGCAGATGCTTACGCGCACGAACATGGCTGGCGTTCACGGTCATTCCTAACTGTTGTGGATCGGTCTAAGACTTACGGTGAGATCGGGCGACGGACAGTTACACGCGAAGAGGTGCAGGATTGCCTGGGAGGCCATGAGCCGGGTCATACTGCGCAGAAACGCCGAGAGGTTTATACTGTCTAGCATTTACAGCATAATAGCGTATAATTCAACCTATAATTTTCACGGTGGTTTTTATGCCCTTACCTAATTTATTGAGCGTGTCTGTTGCCAAAAGCGTTTGGAATCCAGCGGCGGTTATACCAGCAGCGTGGCAATACCCAGTGGCAAC